TTGTTCCCCTAATTTGTCGGCATTAATTTTCTCAACATCAGCTTTGTGTGTACAAATATGGATGTATTCGTTATCATAACTGCTACTAATTTTGCGGTCTTTCAATTCGCTTAATAAATCCAGTTCATCGGATGTTACTTGGTAATTACGAATATTGTTGAGTACATTAATAAATTCAGGTTCTGTTTGCCTGAATATTTTTGTTAGCTCTACAATGTGGAAACCTGTGCGTTTGAAAACTAAGGCGTTGAAAAAGAAAAAGCCATCATAAAAGTCAGACAATATTTCTCTTTCTTGTTTCTTTGTTACTGGAGGCAATTGAAAAAGATCGCCAAACATTACTACTTGTACACCGCCAAATGGTTCATCACTTTCGTAAACCCACCGTAGTTTGCGATCAATGGTGTCCAGAATATCTGGACGTACCATGCTTATTTCATCAATAATCAGCAACTCCATTTTGAGCAATAGTTCTACCTTGTATTCTGAAAATTTGTTTTCCAGTCGGTCGTAAGGTGTAATAGGTCCAAAAGGAATGCCAAATAGACTATGCAATGTAACGCCCCCTGCATTAATGGCTGCTATGCCTGTTGGGGCAGCTACAATGCAATTCTTCCCGGATTTTTCAATTAGATATTTTAGAAATGTAGTCTTTCCAGAACCGGCTTTACCTGTTACGAATACATTATTCTCATCATCTTGAATGAGATTCATTATTTTTTGCATCTCTTCTGTCAAAATCATATCTTCCATACCTTTTTATTTTTCGATTTTTACATATAAATTGCAATGACAAACATCATGTTCTCTATACGAACTGCACGGACATCGTTTGTCTTCGGAGTCATTGTGGCATGGACACTCGCCATTATTGGCTTCACATCTTTTGAGGATGGCATTAACTACCTTGTCATTGGGATTTAAATCCCATCCCACTTTTCTTAAAATTGGAATCATAATCAAATTTCGTTTAGAGTAAATAAAAGATCTCGATTATCAAATTGAATATCATCGTCAGTTTGCAGTTCATCTGCATATACTACAATAGGATCATCCATTCCGGCACGTTTCACAAGTAACTGTGCGTCTTTGTCTATTTTATAAGTTTTATGATTTTCTAATGTAACTTCGATATATTGATTGGAATCTACGTCATCTCCAATAATGGTTACATCTGAAGGGTATAGTCCGGCACGTTCAGGGAGAAGGAAGCGTTCAAATAACAAATCGTATTTTATTGGATCTATAAGTGTTATTCCTAATAGGTATAAAACTAGACACCCTCCAGCAGAACCACGTCCGCATCCCACTAATATTCCATTTTTGCGTGCCCAATTAACAGTATCATATTGTACGAGCATGTAATCTACGTTGTTGGTTGATTCCAATACATAAATCTCATAATCTAATTGTTTGCGATATATATCTTCTTTACCTTTGGGGACCAATTTGTTGAACCCATCTTCCAGCAAATCCAAAAACATTTCATGTCGGTTGGCGTACTTTGATTTTTCATTGTCAGCCATGTCATATTGAGGCATAAAGTTGCGTTCAATTTCATATCTAGCTTTTGCCCCTTCAGCAATCTTAACAGTATTTTCACACGCCCAATTGAATATATCCTCTATGTCCCATTTGTGTTCATCAAACAAGCCAGACATAGTAGTCCAATGTTCGTCCAAGTCCTTAAAATATTGGTCATCACTTTGTTCATGTGCTGCCCCTTCAGCAATTTTGTTAAGGATGATTTTGTTTTTTGCATCATCTTTGTCCAAATAATAGCAGTCACAAATTAATACTGGAGGTAGATCGCCTGTATCATATATGTAGTCAAAGTAACATTTTGTGGCATCTAGTACTTTAATATCAATACGTTCAGCTTTGAATTCCGATAAATCTAATTGATAAAAGCAATCGTCAAAACTATCGAAAAAACGGTCAAGATTATTACCTATTTCTTTCAACCAAAATGACGCATATTTGCTAAATACAATTATATTACCGGCTCCATGTTTTAGAAGATCTTGTAAATCAATGATTTTATTTTCTGAATCTACATTTATACATTTTTGAATTCTAAGCAAATTTTGAAGTCCTTCTTGTGACTGACAGTATATTTTGGCATCTATCTTTTCGATACCATCAGTGAATGTAAGTGAATATCCAAACACCCATTGAATGCCAGCAGCTTCACACTCTTTTTGAAGAATAAGGGTTGCTGCCATTGTATTGTAATCACAAATACCTAATGCGGATTGTCCTAAGTATTTGGCTTTTTTTATCCAATCTGTTAGCGAAAAACTTCCATTGAGCAATTCAAAAGGGGTATGTAT